TTACTTATAGGTAGCGACTTGTGAGAAATAAAAATTGTGTAATTTTTCATAACCTAATAGGTATTATATAAAAATTTCTGCCTATCTTTGCGCGTACTGAATATTCAAACATCAATCGCACATTGCAATGAAGAAGAAATTATTGGCGGCATTGACCGCAAAATGTAAGCAATACGGACTTACACCCAAAGCAATCGAAGAACTCGTTGAAATCGGAGCTTCAGGCCTCACGGAAGAAGCTACCGATGACGAAATAGCCGCAAAAGTGGATTCGCTCGTTCCCTACGCAAAAGCGATGCAAGGGGAGATAACGAGGAAGTCACGCAAAAAATCATCTGCCAAGCCATCCAAAGATGAGGGCGACGGAGAGGAAGAAGACGGCGAAACCGGCGAAGATGACGAACCGGCATGGATGAAAAAAGTTAATGAACGACTTGAAGCACTCGAAACCGAGAACAAGACGCTCAAAGAAGAAAAAGCCAAGACGGAACGCGCCTCGCTTATCGCTGACAAGGCAAAGAAGCTCGGAATCCCCGAATATCTCGTAAAGCGAATGTCATTCGCCGAAGATGCTGACCTCGACAAGGAGCTATCCGACCTTAAACAAGACCTTGTTAACAACAATCTCATGCCGAAAGACCGTTCGCATGAACTCGGAACTTCTGAAGAAGAAGCGAAAGCGGCTGCCGAAGCCTGGGCGCAGACGCTCCCCGACAAAAAGTAAGGTCAATTATCAACTTCTAATTCATCAACCCTACAATGGCTATTGAATTTAAGACACAACAGATTCCGGGTCGTTTCCCGGAGATTTGGCGCGGTGAATGCAAAATGCTCCCCGGTGGCTTCAAGCCTGTGCAGGAATTTCCGAACGGAACAGTAGTGCGCCGCGCAACGCCTTTGTATGTCGATTTTGACGCTATGACTGCCGCAGTCTGCAAGACAGCGACTGTACTCAACGGCGGCACCACAGAGGAAGTGAGAGTCCCCAAAGGTCACTATTTCGTGAATGGTGACAAAATCATTAAGCACGGTGCAGATGCGCTCGGAGAAATTGACACTATCGACCGAAGCAACGATGCCTACGACATTCTGAAGCTCAAAGCGGCATACACCGGCATCAAAGCCGATGATGTCATTGCCGAGGGTATCGCAGACACCGAGGGCGAAGCAGCTACAACCACAAACCGTGTACGCTACACCCCCAACAACATCAACGGCGAAGACAAAGAGTTTACCGGGCGCGGACTGCCTACGCTCGATGCCGCTTACGAAGCCGTAGTACTCGTGCCGTCACTTCTCTTCCCGATGCTGCCGGAATGGTTAACCGGCATCGCGCTCAAAAACAACCCCAACATCATCTACATTAAACAGTAATCGCTATGCCACCTAAAGAATTTTTATATAGCTCCGTGTTCGGAGACCTCACAAAAGAGGTGCAGATTCGATTCGATGCTGCAAGCAAACTCAACAAGCAGCTTTTCGACCAAGTAATCTTCGAGCGATTCATGCACTGGGATGACCCCACAATCGAACTCGACTTTGAGGAGCTTATCGGCAAATACAATATCACGATAGCCGCACCGACTATCGGTGAAAATGCCGCCGAGCCGATTATGGGTACTTCGGGTGTTGAAACGCTCAAAGAAACGCTCGTAAATCACGCGCTCACGCTCCCGATGCTGATGAAGACCTATCGAAAGATTCTTTCGTTACTCAACAGCAATCTAATCAAAGACGAAGACAAAAAGAATCGCCTCATAAGCATTATGATGGGCGACATTCAGACCGTAGTCAATGCCGTTTACGGCAAGCTCGATATGATTTTCCTCGGCGCACTCTCGAATGAGGGCAAATTCGTCTTCGATGAAACGACCAACCCGGAGGGCGGTGTCAAAGGCTCTATCTCGTTCAATCAGCCGGGCGAGAACATCGCAAGCTGCAAAACCGCGTGGACGCTCGAAAACATCGATACCGTAGATTGTTTCGAGGACATTCAAGCGATACTTGACGCATCGCAGGATAAAGTCGCGCTTGCAAAGGCACTCCTTTCGCCCTCGCGAATCTCGTATATGTGCCGCACCAAGAAGATGAAGCAGTTGATTTGGGGCGCAGACAAATCATCGAAGCCGGTACTTCTCCGCGACATCAACGACTTCATGGAAACGAACAATTACCCGGTATTCGAGCCGATTCGCCGTATTGTCCGCATTCAGAAAGGGCGTGAGGCTATTCCTTACGCTCCTTGGAATCAAGACAACATCGTATTCGTGCCTGCCGGCGAACTCGGCGTTGTCAAGAATGCCTACTCGGATTGTGAGCTGAAGCCGGACGAGGGAGTTTCATACTCCAAGTATGGCCGTATCGTCACTTCGCTTTGGAGTGTCGGTCAGAAAGAAGGCTCGAAGCATACCGAGTACACCAAAGCCGAATCACAGTCGCTGCCGGTCATAACCGAAATGAACGGCATCTACACCCTCAAAACCGTAGCATAGTAAAGCCGTGAAGAATCTCGAAGCGTTAAGCCACCTTTGCAATGCTATCGTGAATACCTTTTACCCGGATAGCGCGACACTCAAATTCGCGCTATTCAATGAGGGTATCGACCCACAAGCGGAAGCCACACCGAAAGATGCAACAATCTTTCGGGTGGCAATCCGCATTGTCATGGGTTATGTCGAGAGCAGCCGGAGCGAGAATGGCGTGTCAACTTCCGTTCGCGAAGATGCCGTGAAAGAATCGCTCGCTTTTTGGTGCAAGCAATACGGACTTGACGCAGACGAGGAACTAAACGACTATCTACGGACTATTGATGATGCTACTAACTTTTGGTGAGAATGAGAACAAACGGCACACTTCAATATCAGATAATCGTACCCGGCGAGGTAAACGAGTTTGGAGAGCCTACCGAAGCCACTACCGTATGGAGTGACCCGATAGCTTGCTCAATCAAAACGAACTCTGACAACCGCAAGGGCAAGTACGAAGACGGCGAGTTTCGCATGGCATCATTCACCGTGCTTATCGAGAATGACGAAACAGCACAGTTTGACCGCGTGAAGCTGACCCGGCACTCTGAAGAACTTGGCGAATATCGGGTAATGAACCGTGAGCCGCTGACAACTGTAGGACGCATTCAGATAGTTGTGTAATGGCAAAGACAACGCAGACACACGGCAAATACAAAGGCGTGTTGGTATCAAAGACCGACACACGCAAGCTGTATCAATCGCTGAAGATTAAGCGAAAGGAGCTTATAGCGCATATCGTTAAGCAATTTTCGTATATCGGCGAGGCTTGCATCAAAATTGCGCGTGAAAGCGGAGATTACAACGACATTACCGGCAATCTACGAAGCTCTATCGGGTATGTGATTCTCGTTGACGGCGAAGTTAAGGTGCATGGCGCGACAAAACAGTATTCCGGCAAACAAGGTAATGGGGCGCAAGGCGTGGCAGAGGGTCAAGCTCTCTTAAAGCGACTGCAATCTAAATTTCCTTGGGGCGTAGTGCTGATTGTGTGCGCCGGTATGGAGTATGCCGCTTATGTCGAAAACGTGCGTGGCAAAAACGTACTCGCATCTGCCGAACTCGAAGCCGAAAGACTACTTAACAAACTTCTCAAAGGATATATAACGCCACAATGACGAAAACGGAAATAGACTTTGAGCGTGACTTCTATACGCTCGTGAAGAACAGCAAACTTGGCTCTGCAATTCGTGGTAGCGTTTACCGAAGCGATATGCGCCCGGACAACGCTAATAGCGAAGATTTGGTTGTCAAGTTTCTTGCCGGGACTGACGAACAAGTGCAGTCCGGCACGATGCTCATTCACATCTATGTGCCTGACATTGCCAACAACAGCGGTCGCAAGGTCGAAGACAAAGCGAGAGTCGGGGTATTGGAAAGCGCGATTATTGAGTTTGTGAAGAATTGCGAAGACACCGAGTATCTGATTAAGTGTGACGGACTTCCGAAATCAACGGAACTCACCGAGAATATAGAGCAACATCTAATAGTAGCACGATTAAAATTTCAACGATTAACACAGTAAGATTATGAAACGTAAGAAAATCATTATGTCATGGTCGGAATGCCGTGTTGAAATCGGGCATACCGGGGAGAACGATGCAATGGCAACGCAACTCGTTTCGGTTGGCACGATAAACGACAAATCGACCTCGCTTGCTACTTCAGACGGCGAAACTCTGACAGCGAAAGCATCCGGCGGCAAGACCGTAGCCGAGGAAGAGGGCGAACCCGAAGTAACAATCACCACTCGCGTAAAGGAAATGGACTTCGACACCGAGCATCTCCTTACTGGCGCGGTTATCAGCACAGACGGTGACGAACTCGATGTTAATACCAACATCGTACAAGGCGAATTTTCGGTCAAAGTCACTCCGAAGAATATAGGGGCGCAGGGCATCAAAGCTCCCAAATGCTCCGTCAAATTCCGCCCCGGCTCTTCCGAGGAAGAAGGCTCGTATGTTGACCTCACATTCAAAGTCATCGAAACTGAAGCCGGACTCCTCTACAAGAAGTTTAGGGTCAAAAAAACGGACTGGGCAGACCCCACGTTTGCATCTGACCTTAACGCCGCGAAAGCCGCTGCCCCGGCAAAGCAGAACGCACCCGGCAAAGCAGAACGCACCCGATGAAGCATAACACTCTGACAAGCGGAAAGACGCCCTTTCGAGTTGGAGGTGAAACTCGCACTTTGGCGCAATAGCTTAACGGTTAGAGCGACCTCAATATTAGAGGGATATGTTTGTTCGATTCAAACTTGTGCCACAACTTATAAACGCATCTGACAATGGAAAATAACTTCACTACGATAGAGAGCAAAGTAGCAGCCGCCATCCTTGAACGAAAGGTAGGCTCTATCGAGATAGAGGGCGTGACATACGAAATCGCGCCCCCCTCACTCGCTACGCTGATTCTCGTATCGGAAACAATATCGACACTCCCGACTTTCGACAAGCTCGACAAATCGCAGTGGCTTGACATAGTGGCACACTATGCGAAAGACTACAAACCGCTCGGCGACATAGCCGCGATTCTGATTCTCGGTGCAAAGAATCTGACCGAGAAACGAGAGCGAATCATCGAGAAACGTCGCTTTTTCGGACTTCTCAAACGCCGTGTCAAAGTCGTTGAAACGATAGACCGCAAGGCAGAACTTGCCAACGCTCTACTTCTGAACGTGCGCCCCTCGGTACTCAATGACACGATAATCGAGCGACTGAAGCAGAACGAGGCGGCAAGTTTTTTCGCCACTATCACTTCCCTAAGCGCGGTAAATATTCTAAAGCCAACAAAAGCGGAAGTGATAAACTGAACGACAGTATATGGGCATCGGTACTTGGAGTTGCAAAGATATTCGGCGTAAGCGAGAAATACGCACTTTACGACATTAGCTTTTTGAATGCTTTGCTCTACTGCCGCGCAATGCCGATGCCGGACGATACAAGTAACAAAGACGATTCGGATGCACCGCTATATGACGATAGCAAAGATGCTAACAACCCCGATAATTTCAATGATTTTGACAAAGACGAAGAAATTGAAGTAAAAGCGAGATGAACACGAATGACGGACTTTCCTATGCCGCGAGGGTTGATACCTCGGAATATGACGCAGCTCTCGACCACATGGCCGAGAAAGTCAGCGGCGTGACTTCGCAGATTGAGCAGGAAAGTGCGAGGATTCAACAGCTCATATCGTCTTCTATCCCGGAAGTTGACCTCAAATTTCTTCACGATGATACGCCGACATTGAACGCTATCGGCGAAGCATACGCGCATATAGCGCGAGTTATACGCGAGAACAACGAAGCCGTAGTTGAACTGCAAGATGCCTATCGCCACGTTACGGATGAAGCCAACAAATACGCGAATGTTCCCGGACGCGGCGAATATGTCAAAGAGCTACGACAGCAGCGCAAGGCGATTCAAGAAGTAATCGCGGCTCGCAAAGAAGTAATCGCGGCGGCACAAGCTGAAGAAAAAGAACTGCAAAAAAACGAGAAGTCATTAGTTGCAGCCGCCAACGCAGCCGAGAAACAAGCTAATTCCACACAGTCATTACGCCAGCGTATTCGTGAGCTTACAATGGAAGCTGCGGCGTTGCGAGATGCCGAGCAAGCACAAGGGCGTGAGATAGACAAGACTACCGGGCGTTATCGTGAAATCATCGAAGAACTCGGACGCTTACGCGATATTCAAGGCGACATACAAGCAGCCGGAAACGTATTTGCCAATGACGAAAATCAGTTTGCCGGAGTAATATCGGGACTTACCGGCTTATCGGGCGCGTTTTCAGCAGCACAGGGCGCAGTAGGACTATTCGCCGGTGAGAATGAACATCTCCAAGAAATAATGCTGAAAGTGCAATCCCTAATGGCTATCACAATGGGGTTGCAGCAAGTTCAGCAGACATTAAACAAGGATTCCGCATTCTCTCTCGTAACGCTCAACTCGCTTAAACAAACGTGGAACAAGCTAATCGGAAAAAGTGCATCGGCACAGACACAAGAAGCAGCCGCCACAGCCACCGCGACAGCAGCACAGAACGCCAATACGACAGCGACAGCCGAGAATGCAGCAGTCACAGAAGCCGAAACAGCCGCACAGCAAGCGAACAATTCCGTTACGACTGCCGGAGCAGGCGCACAAGCGACCAACACAACTGCCACCAACGCGGCGACAGCGGCACAAAACGCTCACACCGGCGCATTGGTTGCCGGTACTGCCGCTTCAAAGGCAATGTCGATAGCAATGCGAGTGTTGAAACTCGCGCTTATATCGACCGGCATAGGCGCGTTAGTCGTGCTTGTCGGTGAACTCGTGTCGTGGATAGTTGACCTATGCACCGCCGAAGACGAAGCGGTGAAACATACGCAAGAGCTTAACAAAATCGAAGAAGAAGCCGCGAAGACCTACATTCAAGAGCAAATCGCACTTGAAGACAATATCAAGGCTTGCAAAAATTTCACCGGCTCGAAAGAACAAGAGAAAAAGAAAGTCAAGGAGCTTAACGACAAATACGGCGAAGCTCTTGGATATTATGATTCTCTCGAACAATGGGAGCGAGTATTGACCGAACGCGGTCCGGCGTATTGCGAGATGCTGCGGATGAAAGCCGTACAGCAAGGTTTGCTCAACAAGTATGTGGAAGCATACGTTGAAGCTCTCGAAATCGCTCACAAAGCCGAAAACGGCGAATTTGACCGAGGTTGGTATAATCCGGCTCGTTGGTTTGGAGAAAGCAACGATGAACGCCGGGCGCGTATCACGAAAGAAGCGCAAGACGAAGCCGATATGTGGAAAGAGGAAATGACTAAGCAGAAAGCGGAGCTTGAGGCATTTCAGGAAGAAAATCACTTCGATGTAGTTCACATTGACCCAAAATCCGGCGGCAAAGGTGGAAGCGGCAAGACTTTTGACCCGAAAGCCGCCGCACGAGAGCAACGCAAACTTCTTGCCGAGTATCAAGCCGAGGTGAAGAAATACATATCCGACACCAATAACGCAATCTCGCAAGCGATGATTGACGGCATGGAAGCCGGATATGCAAAAGAACTCGCTACGATACGCAAGAACGGAGCAGACCGCAAAAAAGCGTGGGAGCAATCGTTGCTTGAACTTGCCGGAGCTATGCGCGACAACGCACACGCAATATTTATGACGCAGAAAGGCGCGACTGAAGAAGCGTGGGAGAACTCCGAACAAGGCAAACGCTCGCTGCAAGATTGGGTGACTGAACTTCTGAAAAATAAAGATGTTGCCAACAATTACGCACAAGGTTTGACCGACATAGCCAATTCGGTAGAGCGTCAACTCGCGGAAGTCCGCACAAAGTATATGAATCAGTTAATAGACGAATTTGGCTCTTATGATGACAAATTCGACAAGCTGACTATCGAATGGGCGAAGAAGATTAACACTGTCGCATCAATCGCGCCGGACTTATTGCCGGAAGCAATGAAAAAAATGGAAGAAGCGTTTGCATCGCTGAAAGCTGAAGACTTCAAGAAGACCATAAATTGGGATGTTGTCTTTGGCGACCTCGGCAATCAGTCGCTTCAGTCATTGCAATACGCTCTCGACAAGGTTAGAACATACTTTAACCGCGAGAAAGACGGCATGAGCGTTGAGCAGATAAAGACATTCCAGGAGGCAATAACCGCAATGGAGAACGAGATAGCATCACGCAATCCGTTCACCGCCCTGCACAAGTCATTCAAAGACATATCAACATCAAAGGACGAGCTTGTGGCGGCACTCGCCGAAGTAGCCGCCGCGCAGTCGGTGTTGAACGATGCGGAATCCGAGTACAGAGCCGCATTGCTCGCAAAGAATGAGATTCTCGGTCAAATCGAAACCGGCGAACTCGCGCAAGACTGCCAAGAACTTGCAGACGCTAACGAGCGTGTCACAGCTTCAGAAAAGAAACTTACTGACGCGAAGACCAAGAGCCAACAAGCAGACCAACGAGTGTTGAACGCCCGGAACAATGTCACGAAGTCATACAAGACATTCGCGACACAGCTCAAATCTGCCGGAACGGTCGTTACAGACCTCGGCGGTCGTGCATCGAAGCTCGCTCGCATATTCTCCGGCGATATTGCCGACAGCATGGATAAGGCACTCGGCTTCATTGATGAAGTCGTGGACGCTGCCGGAGATGTAATCTCGGCAATCGGAGATGTCGGCAAGAGTGTGTCGAAAGATGTTGCACAGACAGCCGAAGCCGCAGGAACAGCGACACAAGCGACCGCACAAACGACCGCCACTTCAATATCGACAGTTGAGAAAGCGTCTATCATTCTGACCGTAATCTCTGCCGCTCTGCAAATAGCGACAGCGATAGCGAGCTTGTTCAATGACGATGAATCCAAGCAGAAAGAAATCGAGCGGCTGCAAGAGCGTATCGACCAACTGCAATGGGAACTTGACAATGCCGACACAGTACGATTCAAAGAGCGCGTAGGCGATGCCGTCAAGAAACTAAACAGCGTCTATCGAGCTACGACCGAGGAAGTGTTACACTTGCATCTATCCACACAGCAGTATTCAAATTGGTGGGTACGCACTCTCGGTCAAATGGTGTATCGTAACGAGATTTACGAGAAATCCATTCAGAAGCTCGCAGACGCATACGCCGGTGTCGGATATACCGCTGACAAAGCTCTCGGCGGCAAGAAATATGAAGAATCGCGCAAACAGATTGAGAACCTTGCCGAGCAACAAATCTTGATTCAACGGCAAATCAATCAAGAGCGCGACAAAAAAGACACCGATAACGGCAAGATTGAAGATTGGCAACGCCAAATTCAAGAGATAGCCCACGAAATGGCCACTATCATCAACGAGATGTTAGAGGACATTATCGGTGGCAGTTCTGCCGACATTTCAAAGCGGCTCGGTGACGCATTCATTGACGCGGCCGCACAAGGCGAAGACGCAATGGAAGCGTGGCACTCGACCGTCAAGGACATTATAGCCGACATCACGAAACGAATGCTTATATCGAAACTGATAGAAGAACCTATCGGGCAGATATTCGACAAATACAAGACGAAGTGGTTTGGCTCTGACGGTCGATTCAAAGGCATTGACAACGTGATTAACTCGATGAACTCCCTATCCTCGGACTTGAACGAAGTCGGCTCGAACTTCATGCAAGTATGGCAGAATATGCCGGAAGATTGGAAGAAGTGGTTTGCACCGTTAGACGATGCCGAGCGTGAGGGTACGCAGAAAGGAATCGCCACAGCGTCACAAGACAGCGTAGATGAAAACAACGCCCGACTGACAACGATTCAAGAGCATACATATACGCTCGTGCAAGGCGTGAAAGAGCTTAACGCCACCGGTAACAAGCTACTTGAAGTCGCTACCGGCATCCGGGAAAACACCAAAGAAACAAACGATAAGCTCAATGATGTAAAAACCGATGTGAAAGCGATAAAAAGCAGCGTTGACGAAATCGAAAGTCGCGGACTTAAAATCAGGACATAATGAATCAGCTAATACAATCCATACAACGAGATTGGCTCAAAGCCAAGTCAAAGGCGCAAGCTCAATGCGAGAGAGCCGGGCGGCATGATGTTGCTCGGAAGCTCGCCGAGTGTCAGATGTTCGCCGGTTATGAAGACCTCCCGGAATTGGTGCGTCTTATGTTCTCGGCACAAGGCAGAGAGTTTATGACCTCGTTTGAGTTTCCGAAGCTCAACACGTTCCGCAAGTTCAAACCGTACAACCCGGAACGCCTCGGCGTGTATATCGACTTCGGAGAAATCACGCTCACCGATACCCAAAATGTCTTTTTGGTGGGTGATACCACAGCCGTAGTGAAATGCCGGAAAACCGCAGCCTATACGGTATGCCTTATGTGTGGCGCGAAAGCTACTGTGATAGCTTCCGGGTATAGTGTGGTGAAAATCGAGAATGACAAAAAATCACAAGTCGCGATAATGACACAAGACAACGCAAAAGTATTATGATGTTCAACAAACTTTTGATAGACGGCAAAGACGCTTACGCCGAATATGGCGTATTCGTTGAACAGTACGGGTACAAGGCACTCGTACAGATGCCCTCTTTCAAAAAGTTGGAATCTACCGAATGGGATGAGTATGACGGCGAGGAAACCGACCTCACAAGTCCGATTCTCGACACAAAGACATTCGCGATTCAGTTCTGCATCACTGAAATTGATATGGTCGACAATCTTTTTGAATTGCTGTCGGACAAATCATATCACACATTTCATTTTGCAGAACTCTCCAAGTCTTACAAGTTGCGACTTGTCGGAAACCCCTCGCGGTCGGCTCTGATTCATCTCGGCAAAATATCGGTCAACTTCGCAGATGACTTCCCCCCGGTCGTGCTTAACGACTTCATTAATGAAGATGATTTGGACGATTCCAACATCATATTGAATCATAAGCCGTATGCGACAGCTCCAGCCGGATTCAAGCAGAAAGGCTATGAACTTGACGATATAGATTTTTCTCGCTTTGGAATCTATGTGCTTGACGGCACCGATGACAATATAGAGAAAGCTCCGAATGTAAGGGCGAATCTTACCGTCAATGTCAAAAACTCGCCGGGTGTCGTGTATGACAATGACTGGGTAATGTATAAGTCGAAAGATGTAGGACTGAAGTTGTTGATACACGCTCCGAGCATTTCGGACTTTTGGCAACGGTGGTACTCCTTTTGGGCGGTCGTATTGAAGCCGGAATCGCGAAAGTTATATATCGACAACCCGATAGATGAGTTCGAATGTCACTATAAGAGCAACAGCGTGACGAAGTTTGACATTCGGCGCAATGGCTCGGTTTGGTGCGAATTTACCACTACGCTCACATTCACGAACTGCCGACCTCTCGGCAATTATTTCGTGCTTGCAACCGAAGACGGAGAGATAGTCATTACCGAGCCGGGAAGCGAGGATGTAGAAATTAACTTGAAACTACACGAATAGATATGGGTGCAATAAGAAAGAAAATATCGGAGCTTACTCCGTCAACCGCATTCAACGGCTTGTGGACTATCGGCGTTGACGCTCTTAACCGAAGCGTCCGAGTGTCGCTGCAATATATCGCTGACACTATCGCATCGCTCAAATCGGGCGTTGAAACCGCTATCAACAACGCCGACAAAGCTACTCAACGAGCGAATACAGCCGCCACGAATGCCGATAATTCACGCAAAGCCATTGAAGCCAACGAGCAGACCCGACAATCGAATGAGCAAACACGACAGTCAAACGAGCAGACGCGAAAGAATAATGAAACTACACGCATCAATAATGAAAATGCCCGGAAACAAGCCGAGAATGCTCGCGTAACCTCTGAATTGAATAGAGTGACAGAACACGCCACTCTAAAGAAGAATGCCGAAGACGCTACGAAAGCCGCCAACGATGCCGCGAAGAGTGTTGACGATTCAAAGGAAGCCGCCGCAGACGCTACGAAAAATGCTAATGCTGCAGCCACTAACGCCAACAATGCAGCTACGACCGCGAACAATTCAGCTAAAGAAGCTGACAAACAAGCCGGTCGAGCAAAAGAGCAAGCCGACAATCCCCCGAAAATGGGCGAAAATGGTAATTGGTGGAAGTGGGATGAAACAGCCAAAAAGTATGTTGATACCGGCATTCTCGCAAAAGGCGGTGTGCTTTATCCGTCATTTATCGTTGATGACAGCAATATGCACCTCGTAATGTATTATCAAGACCAAATCGCCGAAAATCAATTCATTCTCGACAAGGAAACAGGTCACTTAAAATTCATATATCAGTAATCTATGCCAGGCAATTTATCAATCGACTTAGGAAAAGTCGCAATATCGCCCAAAGGCGCATATTCAACAGCGACAACATACGAGCGTTTAGACCTCGTTTCACACAACAACGGCGCGTATTTGTCTATCAAAGACGGCAACACGAATCATGCCGTTACCGATAAGGCATGGTGGTTTTGTGTCGTTTCCGCAGAAGAAGCACTCACGGCGGCGGCAAACGCCAACGCAGCAAAGGAACAAGCGTTGCAAATGGCGAATGCAGCCAACACAGCCGCCGGAAACGCTAACACGCAAGCCGCAGCAGCTTCAGCGGCGACAATAGCAGCCAACACAGCCGCAGAAGAAGCACTCACGGCGAAAGAAGAAACAATCTCGGCTACGGAACTGTGTCAAGCGTTGATTGACGCAGCTTCACAAGTAACATCGCTTGGGTTGCTTCCTACCGGCATGACGGTTGAATACCCGGAAGAGCTGACACTCGGAAATCTCGCCGAGATATTCATACGCGCCAAGCTCCAGCCGGGATATTCGCTGCCGAACATTATGTATCTCGGCGACAATAACGCCGTGTCAGTCGCGCCGGACGGTCGAATAACGATAAATCACGAGGGTGTAAGCGTGATTCACGTTATACCGACCGGCAACACACAGCTATACAAGACAATCTCGATAAGAGTTAAGTGCGCCGGACTTGCATTTGTCAAGAATCGCAATACCGCAATGTTACTCTCTTCGGGTAATTTCCTATTCAACTAACCTCTAAATATTTATATATGGCATTAACATCAGCACAAGAAGCAGTCGTTATTCAGATGCTTGCAGCGTTTGAGGGCGGCAAACGCATTCAAGACTTGCCGGAAGTTGACGGCACCAATCCGTTCAATCTCGTAACTCACGTTATCGACAAAGACGGCGAAAGCAAGAAAGCCGCGCTCGCGTCTATGCTTCCTTATTTGGAGAGCCAATGCGCCTATGGCATTGAGCGTGATAAAACCGTATCATCTCCGGCTTGCACCCGAATCGGCAACGCGGACTTGCACCGCTCGCTCCCGATTCACAACCGCATGAAAGGATGCTTGCTCAACGATGACGGCGAAGTTGTCGAGTATCTGCCGCCGGAATCGTGGCTCGGCTCTACTCGTGACGGCTCACGCGGTCAAGTAATGGTCGAAATCCCCGACCACTACCGCAAGTTTGAAACAAGCGGCAACAAACAGCGCGTGAAAATCTCAGAACACCCTCTGCCCGGCTATCATCACGTTCCGAAAATGTATATATCGGCATACGAAGCGGCATTGCAGCGTACCGGCAACAAACTTTCATCAGTCGTGAACGATTCTGCCGACTTCCGAGGCTGCGGAAATCAAAGTGCTTGGGATGGCACATGCCGTTCGGCACTCGGTCGCCCGGTTACTGGCATCAGTCGCACAAACTTCCGTGCTTACGCTCGCAATCGTAAAGCCGGAAGCACGGAATGGAACTGCATGACCTATGAAGCTCAAAAGACGCTTTATTGGTTATTCGTTATCGAATATGCCACGCTCAACAGCCAAGCTGCATACAACCCCCAATTAACTTCGGAGGGCTATCGTCAAGGCGGTTTGGGCGATGGCGTGACTACATGGGATTGGAACAGTTGGAGCATTTTCAATGGAAACTATCCTTTCATTCCATGTGGGTATACAGACCACCACGGCAACAAGTCTGGCATCGTAGATTACTACCTATACACCGAAAACGGTGACTACATTGACACCTTTACAGTGCCTCGTTACCGTGGCATAGAAAATCCTTTCGGACACATTTGGAAATGGACTGACGGCATCAATATCCGTATCAGTCCCAACGCTCCGACCGGTGACGGATTAAGCAAAGTGTTCGTATGTGATGACCCGGAGAAATTCACCGACAGCAACTACAACGGCTATTCGCACGTTGGCAACGAAGCTCGAAACGAGGGATATGTCAAAGAGATAATCTTCGGAGAGTACGGCGAAATCATGCCGTCTGTAAGCTCCGGCGCAGGCTCGACAAC